TTGTAAAATCCGGTGCTGTAAATCCTGTAGGAGGAGTTACACTTGTAAATGTAAATAAATCTCCAACTGATAAACCATGCGCTGTTTTATTAACAGTTACAGTTGCAGATCCTGTAGTTGTATTAAACGTACAAGAAGTTAAAGCCGTCTTTAAAGGTGTAATATCATAAAATTCACCTGCATATAAAATATATAATATTTTATTAGTTCCAATAGCTAAATAACGTCTACCTGTTAAATCAAAGAAAGAATGTATATCTCTACCTGCACCCACTAATATAGATGTAGTAATCTGCCTCCAACCACCTATTTTTTCAGGAGAACCGTATTGAAAGCGTACATTATCTCCGTCTATCCAGCGTCCTTCTGCTTGAGATGCTGTATCATTTTTATCAAAACCTGGTGGTAATGGTATCTTTTTTAATGGCATATTTAATGTCCATTATAAAATATGTTAGTCGTTAAGTATAGAAGTAGAGAAATAAGGTGTGGAATGGTGGTTTATTTCTCTACTTGATAAAAGTATATCACTTTTTAAACCAAGCTGGAAGTCCTAAATGTGGACGTCTATCGTATATATTTTCTTTAGATCCTTTAGTTTCAACATTATTATAATGTAAGAATACTTGACCACAGTCATCAAAAGTTAATTTATCTCTCCAGTGTTCTAATTCATTTCCACGATACACTAACATATCACCTGGCTCTAACATTACTTTAACACCTTTTGCTTTTGATGCTTTGTAATTACCAGTCTTTTCATCAACTCCTCCTTGTGATGCATCTGGCTCTAAATAAATTGGCCAACAACCACCACCTAAATGCATAGTGGTAGATATCTCACATGAGAATCTATCTTTATGACGATGTAATACATCTCCTTTTTTATAAATCCTAGCGTAAGAATAATTTGAATTTAATTTTAATCCTGTTGTCTCTTCCATGATTGGAAGAAGTTTAACAAGTAATGTTTCCATTACAATGTCAGAATAATGTGAATATGTTTCAGGAACTTGAGCATCGTTCCATACACCAAAGTATTCCGTAAATTGACTAATGTACTTTGTATCAAACATTGTTCTTGCAACTTTTCTTTTCATCATGAAATAATCATAACAAAACTTTGCAAGATCTTCTGATATTGCTCCTTTTATAATTGCATATTTATTTTTCTTAAAACTCATACTTCTCCTTTAGTTTGTTTTCTTACAGTATCTGTAATCATTCTTCGGACAGCTTGTAGATTAAAATGTATAAATCTAAAAGGTTCTACACCATCATCTACCACATATTGGTGTTCCATGTAAGCTGGAAAGAATATCATTGTACCTGGTTTTGGTCGGTAATGAATTTGATGTGTTCCTAAAGTAATTTCTTTTTCATCTTTTAATGGTAATTGTGTAATCAGTTTAGCTGGTCGTGGATCGTGGAAAACAGGCATTGAAGTTTTTTCACTACATTTTAAAAAATAAAATCCTGATATGTGATTATCATAGTGTATATGTCCTTCGTGATGCCCGCCGCCTTTTTCACCAAATTCCTGTACCCAGAATTCAGTCCAAAATAATTCATAGTTAGTTAAATCATATCCCATATGATCTAAAGCATTCCAACTTGTTGCTCCTATATAATCTTGTAATTCTTTTAAACCAGGATCACCTACTAATGATGTAGAATGATAACTCATTCCATGATCTCCTATTTTTTTACCAAATTTCTTTTCTCGTTCTTTAATAATTTTTGCATTATTTTTCTTTGCGTCTTTTATATATTTGTCACAAATCTTATTGGTATCATCTACCCATTCTGGAATTTCTATAGAATAAACTGGTGAACTAAAATAAACCGATGCTTGTAATTGATCTGTTTTTGCCATTATCTAAATGGATATCCAAGGTTCCAAATAACTAATGAATATCTCGTTCCTTTTGTAACTGGTTTAACTCTATGCCATACATGAGATGGAAATACTACAATAGATCCTCTAGGTTTAATTTCAGCGCACTTCCTAACACTTTGTTTATCAGGATCCATGTTTCTAAAATCAAATTCTAATTCTCCACCTTCATAATCTTCTGGTGCTGATAGAGAACATGTAACAGATAATTTTCTAATTTTTCCATTAGTGTCTTTATTATCTGGATTTGCATATGCAGACTCCCATGAATCGCAGTGCCAATCATAAAATTGATTTAATTTATATTTTGTAAATTGACAAGATTCAGAAAAATCCCAATCAAAATTCCAACCTGCTAATCTGTTTGCTTGATGTATGAATGGTTGTATCTCTTTATAAATCCAACGATCATTTAACCATACAATATTTGAATCTCTTTTCTTTTTTAAATCTATTATATCTTTATCATCAAGTGGTTTTCCTTTATTTACTTTTTCAGTTTGTCCACCTGTTAATGCTAATTGTTCTTGTTGTGAAATTCCATATTTAATTAACTCATCACAAAATCTAGGTGTGAGTGCACTTTGGAAGTAGTAGTAAAAATTTTGCAAGTTCATTTCTAAATTCTATATATTATTTTCTATAGGATTTGTAAAGTGTAAATTAACTTATTGTTAAATCTCCAGAAACCGTGAATGTCGCAACTTTACAACCTCCAGCTGGTGCCGGTAATGTTGTACTTGTGTTTGTTCCAGGTGATACTGCAAAACTTACAGAAGATGGTCCTCTGACAATAACAATACCTGAACCGCCAGTTCCTCCAGCTGAACTACTTCCACCACCTCCACCACCTGTATTAACTGATCCTGGTGTTCCTGCTCCACTTCCACTACCACCTCCACCTCCACCTGTTCCTCCAGTTCCATTAGGTGCAGTAATACCTGCTCCACCTCCACCTCCTGAATAACTTACAGGGGATCCTGAAATACTATTTGCACTACCTGCTCCACCATTTCCTGCTGCTGGAAGAGCTCCATTACCTCCTGCACCTGAAGCTCCACCTCCTCCTCCTGTTGCATAATATGGATTTGGTCCACCTACTGGAGCAAAACTACCGGAACCACCGTTATTTCCTTGAGAAGGACTAACTGGTGGTGTATTTCCTGTTCCACCTGATTGAGGACTTGGAATTGCAGAACCTCCTCCACCTGATCCACCTGGTCTACCTGCTGTAGTGGGAGAAGGAACTCCACAAGTTGAACCACCTCCTCCACCTCCTGTACTTGTAATTGTTGAAAAAATTGAAGGATTACCATCTCCACCAGCTGCTGGTCCACCACTTGTTCCACCACCTCCAACTGTTATTGGATAAGATCCAATATTTAATGTTAATTTTGTTCCACCAGGAAATGAAGTTCTATATCCACCAGCTCCACCACCACCACCTACTCCTCCACCGGCTCCACCTCCGCCTCCACCTGCTACTACTAAATAATCTAATGAAAATTGTTTTATTGGCCACGTTCCGCTTTTCTGCGATTGAAACTGCGCTCTCAACGGCCACGATCCACTGGCCTTGTTTAATTCTTTTACGATAACGATTCCTGAACCGCCGGCTCCTCCTGTAACTGTTGAACCAGAAGCTCCACCACCTCCACCTGTATTAGTAGTTCCAGCAATACCTGTTGATGCTTGAGTTGCATTTCCACCACCACCTGGTCCACCTGCTCCAGCTGCAATTCCATTTACATTATATCCACCTCCACCTCCACCTCCAGCAAAAAGTCCAGGTGCACTTGGTCCTCTTCCTGGTTGATCTGCTTGATAAAATGGTTGCGGTGCTGCTCCAAATAAAGGTACTAATGAAGAACCTGTTCCACCTGCTCCACCTACAGTTGGTGTAAAATTATTTCCAGCAGATCCTGCTCCACCTCCTCCTCCACCTGAATAAATACCTCCACCTCCTCCTCCACCTGAACCTCCTGGATTTCCTTGCGGAGGACTTACTGGTGGTGTGTTTCCTGCTTTAGGTCCACCTGGACTTGTTATACTTGCAGCACCTCCACCTGAACCTCCTGTTTCAGCTGGTAATGGATTAGTACCTTCTCCTCTACCTCCACCTGTGGATGTAATTGCTGAAAATATTGATGGACTACCACTAGTACAACCAGCTCCACCCCCTCCTACTGTAATTGGATAACTTGTTGCCCCACAAACTGGATAAGATGCACAAGTTCTAAAACCTCCTGCTCCACCACCTCCTCCACCATTTGGATTATCTCCTTTACCTCCACCACCACCACCTGCTATTACTGCGATAGTTGCTACTCTTGTTCCAGGTTGCGTGGTTAATGGGCTTGATGATGTTTTAGATGTGACAGTACACTTTCCAAACGATGTTGGATTGACTACGCCTATGATACCGCCATTGGGTGATCCCATGATCTTACTCCGTTTTTAAAATTCTTTAATTGCCTGTAGCAATCCAAGATGAAGTT